GATCTGCACCCAACGGGGCCGGCCATCAATGTAGCGTTTGTGGTTACCGTCTTGGTCCTGGACCAGGCCATTCTTGTCAGGGGCGGTCCATACTTTCCAAAGCTGGAAAGGCACCCAAGGCTTTTCGCGGAAAATCACACCCCACTTGGTGTAACTATCAGCAGCAGCGCCAGAGAACGGAACCAACAGCCGCGAGGCCCTGGCCAAATCCAGACTCGAAGAAGTGTCATACAAGTACTTCTTTGTATCGGCGAGGGCTCGTGTCCTCGCCTGCGTCTGAATATGCTCGATCGCCTCAACCGGCACCGTCTTACCCGCCCGCGCAAACTGCACATCGACAGTACTAGCCAATTCGGCAATATGCCGCTGGTATGCCTCAGCGAAGAACGGAAAACGAGACGCCTTGTCGGCCGGCAGATCCGAGATAACCTTAAACGCATTATCAGTCCACTTACGTAGCCGGTCCGTGAACGGGCCACCAACCGAGACGTCAAGAGACGCGCCATGGACATTCGGCATGTCCATCGTATCCGGCACAACCTTTTGGAAATCAGCAAAAGTCGCCCGCTGGGCAAGAACCTTCTTACGCAAATCGCCTACGTCAGGAACGTAGGTATCTACCATGGCCTCCACAGTCTTGATCTGATCCGCGTATCGGCCCTGCCACGGGCCCATACGACCGTGGTACGCGCGACCCTCAGACGTATTCAGCAACCATGCCAGAACATCGTCAGCACTCTTACCAGCCAAGAACTGGCGTGCAACAGGATCGTTGCCCAGCTGCGCGTTAGCTGCCCGCTCCCAAGCGGTACCGTACCCGACCTGAGATGGTGCGATGTCAGCCCACGCGCCAGCATGCTGCATGAGCCTGGCATGCTCTCGTTGGGTAACCACGTCCGCCCAAGCCTCGGTAGGGCCACGGGAACTAGCCTGTGCCCTGAACTGGGCGCCCTCGGCGCCTTCAAATGCGCCATCAAACCGTACCGACTCGTCACCCAGCCTTACGGTAACCCCACGAGTACCGGCGTCCCGATACGGCCGGCCCGTCAGGCGGCTGCCTGGAATGGTTATCCGCCGAGGAGACCCCATCTTGACGGGGACCTTAACTGCGTCAGTTGCCTTAGCGACAGAGAGCATGTAACGGCCATCTGGGGCAACATATGCAGCTAGCAGCGACCTAGGGCCCAACAAATCATCAAGATTAGCGTGGACGTAGTCATAGAGGCTATCAGCAAGCGTGCCGGCTTCCGCCGGCGTAGGCGCGACAATAGACGATTCGGCTTTAGTTACCGTGACGGAGTCCTCAACATCGGGCACAGTCGACGTGGGCACTCGCTTAGTTAGGGGCACCGTGTTAGAGAGGGTAAACCCATCAAGGCTCTTAAGGCTTGGGCTCATCCCGGTAAGCGGGTCCACCATGACCGTAGTATCACGCTCTAGGCCAGCTGACTTAGATGGATCCGTGACAACAACATCAAGTGTGCGCCGCACCTCTGGACCAGTATCAACCCACTTGCCGTTGATAAGCTGGTAGCCGCCGCTACCCGGGTTATCGCGTATAACCCGCATATGCAAACCACGCTGCAACAACACTTCAGCTTCAGCAACAGAATTTTCCGCTGTCCGTAAACCATCAAGCTGGACAGCACCCACGCCAGCCGGCACGTGCAAGCGCAACAAAACGTCACTAGCAAACATTTCAGAAACACTGCGGTCAACACTGGTAGAAGCAAACATCGGGTGATCCCATTCGACACCCGTCATGTCGCCGTCAGGGCGCCACTGACTACCAAACATTTCATCGCCACTAGCTAGCCCACGCCACAATTCGACTGGAGCCTTCAGCGGAGACGCCGCTAGCGCCTTATCCATGTTTGCAATGTGGTCCCTAATGTCCTCAATCTTCTTAGGGCCACCCACGCTCTCTCTAATCTCAAGACGAGTTTCATTCGAGAGACCACGTATATAGGCAGAAATTCTCTTAAACGTGCTTGCACGGTAGAGACGCAACGATCGGTCAACCGCGTTCCGAGTCGCGGTACTCCAACCCGGATCTTTGTCGAACGTCACGGTAGAGGTTGTATCCGGAACCCCGGGGACGCGGGGAGTCAGTCGAGCCGGTACTACGTCAAATGCCTTCTCACCTCGTACGTAGTTCCCTCCCTTAAAGGGATCTACCGTAACAGGCGCGCCGACCTGCCCTTGTGGCTTCGTCTTGTACCGCTTGGCCAATTCGTCCAAAAACGCGGTCTGCCAAGTAGGCTCGGCGAAGACGCCCCGCCCAACCGCATTCAACGCGTAATCGGCAACCTGCTTGCGGTAAACCACATCGTCAATGAGCCCGTCTCGGTGACGCTGCACAATCGATGCCAAGTCACCCGGCAGGTCGCCCAGCTGGGCGCCAGCGTCAACCTCAGCCAGATAGTCACCGAAGCTAATAGCCCCATCGGCCAACGCCCGTTCATGAGACGTATAGGTCTTACCCACACCGGGGACGTCGTCGACCAGATCGGAACCCGCAGACGGGCCCTCCTCCACGACCTGGCCCTCGATGACGTCGTGGGGGTCCAAGCCGCGCGCAGCACGCCGCCCAGACACAACCTCGCCCAGAAGGCGACCCCGGCCGCTCCAGTTGGCCGCAGAGTTGACCAGGCCACGAACCGACCCCATGGTGACGTTAGACGCACCAAAGACCGCTGTGCGGCGCAAGACGTCGTCCGAGAGCATGCGCCACACGTAGCCGGCACGCATGAGGGCGGCTACTTTCCAAACGTTCGAGGCGGCCTCCAGGAGGGCCTTACCGCCCTCCAAAACCACATAGCCTTTCTGAGCCAGCGGCCCCCGACGCTGCCACCACAGCGCAGAGTCCAACATGTGCCAATCCATCATGGGCAACACGTCGGCATGCTGGCTTTGCAGGAGGGGGCGGCCGGCGTCCTTGAAACTCTCAGGGATTATGACGGTGTTACCATCTTCGTCCAGCTGCACATGCACGGTCGCCGGTTGTTCACCCCGCTCAATGGCCTTACCCAAATCATCGGCCACCGCGTCAACATTATTGGCCTCGTCTTCACGGCCAACAGCCCGGTACCGCTCCGCAACCTTCCGCACATCATCACTCAAGAAACGGCGGCTCGTCGCGAACGCTGACCGGGCACCCTGCCTGAATCGGTTGATCGCAGGAATCAGAGCCTCAGCCTGACCAGTCGTGAAACCATGCCTAGCAGCTGCCGCCGTGAAGGCGGCATTTTCGGCATCATTAGCGATACGAAACCGCGATTCGGGGCTAGACGCCCTACCGTACTGGGCAACGAAATCGGCCACACGATCCGCCGGAAGCTGCGAACGTTCCAGGTTAGACCGAAATGCAGTCGCACTGTTAATGTCGTTCAAATCGAGGAAACGCGTATAGCGGCTGGACGGAAGAACGTAGCGGGCTCGCTTGGCAAGCGCAGGCGGCAATACCTGATTAATGCTAATGGGCTTACCGAAAAACTGCGACGGCGCACCGTTGAACCACTGGTGTACGCCATAACGCCACTTGCTGCTAAGCGTTACACGCGGCTGAAACTGACCAGTAAGCAGACCCCCGCGCGTGGGGGTCAGCTGGCCGTAAGCACCCCGCCCATTCGCAATCGCGTCAGCGAAAGCACCAATCTCCGTCTCCCGGAGGCCGGCAACGACCTGTTCAGCTGCAGCGTCACCGGTACCAATCTTCTTCGCAGCATCAGCAATGGTCTGATTGGCGTAAATGCGGCCCGTCGCCTGAGCAATCCGAGGCGCGTTCTTCGTCAGATAATCCCACGCATCAACATTGCCATACATGGCAAGCAACGTGTTGTCAAACAACTCTCGGGAAAAGACCGCATCAGGAACCTTAGCGGCACTATAAAGCAGGTTCGACGCTAGGGCCCCGTTTTGATGATTCGCGAAAACCGTTTGCTGAAGGTGGTCAGGGCCTTTTGCGTTACGCGCAAAATCGTAAAGCCTATTCGACCTTTGACTATCCAACACAAACTTTAGGTCAGAACCGCGACTCACCGCAGCTGCAGTCATAGGCTTAGAAAGGAAACGCAGCTTAGCTAGCTTTGTAGCCTTGCCAAGAATAAACGTGGGGTCGGCAAAAACTGAAGCATAGGCGTCAGCCGTGCCGGACACAAACTTAAGCCCGGGGTTGTCGTAGAACTGCTTACGCTTCTCGCGATCGCGCGGATCAATACTATTGGCATAGTCGCCACCCAAAACAAGATCTTGCTGAGAAGCAATGTAGTAGCTGTATGCCTGACCCGTGGTCACATACGACGAGACGTTATAAGCTTTCCGCCAAGCATCAGAGCTAAACAAATCACCCTGACCCTGGAACGCATCGCCAGCCTGCAAAAGGGCAGCCGCGAGGGGTCGACGAGCTAATTCCGACTGGATTACGTCCGCAGTACCGGTAACCTGCTTCACGCCCGGAACACTGAAACTAGCTTCCGCGCCGAGCCCGATACCACCAAGAAACTTCAGGTTAGACATAGACCAGCCGGCTAGGCCCTTTTTAAACTGGTCGCCGTCAAGGTGCACGGTGCCCTGAATCATGTTCCAGACCCCGCCAGCATATGACTTTGCGGAGTTCACAAACGCGGAACCGGCCTGCTTGTAGAGATCACCAATGTGATCCCAACCGGGCTGGGCCCAGGCTTTCTTAAGCTTGTCGAAAAACCCCATGCTATGCTCACATCATTGCGCGCACCCGCCGCACAAATTGTCTAAACGCCGGCCCACTCTCAGGCATATTCGCCATCAACTCAAGTGATGGCAAAATATCCTTCAAGTAGGCAACGGACGGGTCGTTATCTTCAGTCGGTAAGCCCATAGCCGCAGGCCCCGGGCCGGGTCCGGCAGTTGCGCCAGCCGTAACGGGCTCACCCGGCCTCGTAGTGTCCGCACCTAGCGGGACCACACGGCTTAGGTCTGCCTGCTGCACGGGCGACTGTGCCTCAGGACCAGGCGTAGCCGCCATAGGGGCGCCTTGCTGGTCCTGGCGATAAGTTGCCTGCTCACCGTAAGCGGCATCCGTAAGTGCGCGTACGGGCTGTCTGGGGCTGTCTGTGCGCCGACTCAGCCGGCCGGGGCCAGATACGGGCGCGGGTCGGCGGGGCGGCTGATAGCCGCCCCTGTTGTCAGTTGCCATAGTGTTGTGCTCCGAAAGGGTGAAGGGGTCGCACGCTCCGGGGGGAGAAGCGTCACGACCCCTTCACGCCTGCCGCCAAGGGCAGGGGAAAGCTGCAGGGACTACGCGGGTAGATCCAACTCGCCGCGCCGGATCGCGGCCACCAGGACCGCCCACGCGGCAGTAGACACCGTCAGATGACCTTGATCCGGGTTCTTGCTGTCTCGGATATCGACGACGCCTGAACCGAAACGGACCTCGACACAGGAATCGTGACTGCCAGACCTAGCGCTTTTTCTCCAGGTGCTCATTGAGTCGCTCCCTCATCAGGTTGACGCTGCTGGTCTCGCTAAGCGCGTAAGCCATCAGCTTGTCAAATGACTCAATGATACCTGACGCCACTGCCTCATCCAGAAAGACCTCACCAGCAACGCCCTCGGAACACACCGTCGTTAGTTCGGGAAGACGAATAATGGTGAAGCCATACGCCTGTGGAAGATTCGGCGTCTCCATCTCGCAAACCTGCATGTTGATGTTCGGATAAGTAACTAGCTCCAAAAGCCATTCAAGTTGAGCCGCCATAATACCCGGGCCACCATAGGGAGTCCGCAAAGCCGCCTCGTGCAAGATAATCCACGCTCGAAGTTGGCCCAATTCAAGCCGACAACGCCGCATAGTACGCAATGCAATCTGACGGTCGACCTCAGTTGGCGACCAATCTGGTCGGGTCGCGCGGAACAAGGCGCGGCTATAATCCTCGGTCTGTAGAAGGGATGGCATTGCCATAGGCGCGTACTGGCGCACCTCATGGGCTTCCGACTCAAACGCTACATACGGCGGGTTGAGGGGGTTGTAGCCGGCCCACCAGCCTCGCTCCCTGGTGGCCTTAGCCAAGCTAAGTAGTTCTTGAATAGTTTCGGGATCATCAACGCGGTAAAGGCTGGCCATTATCTCAACATCCGCCCTTGAGACGCCAACCTTTCCACCCTCGATCCTACTTAGCTTAGACATAGAAAACTCAAGTATTAGTCGGGCTTGATCGAGTGTCAGGCCGGCTGCCGCGCGAAGGGCACCGAGACGCTTGCCGAGGTACAAACGCTGCACGTGTGGGTTACTAGTCGTCACGATCCCATAGTGTGCATCGTTGCAGGTCAGAGGCGCAAGAGACTAGCCCGCCCAGAGGCCCTTGCAATTGCGAACCGCCTAGGGCTACCCTGGCGCCCAGTCACCCGCCGGAGGGGCCGAGTGGATCACGCAGAAGCGTTAGCACTGGTCATGGCTCACGCCACGAGCCCATGTCAAGGCGTACGCGGAGCGTGCAACACGAGCCCAACAGAGTGCCGCCACGCCGGAGTACTCCACGCGAGGTACCTGCTAGCCCACGAGGAACCGCTACCTAAGCGGTCGCCACGAATCCCTCTCCGTACCACCGCAGATGTCGACGTGCGGAGCGGTGAGGCACCTCAACAGCCAGCGAACCGGCCGCGCTACCTCCGCAACTCCAGAGGTGACAACGAGGGCCCTATGGTTAGGACTGCTCCCAGGCAGACATAGAGGGGGGTTCTCGTTAGAGGGGCCGGGGGCCGGGGGGTCTCCCCCGGCCCCTCGATCATGCCGCCTAGCCGTCGATCCGTTCAATGTCACGCAACGTGTCATCGATCATGTCCTGTCGACGCCACCCGAACGTCGCATGACTAGCGGTCATCTCCGCAAGAGTCTCAAACAAGTCAGCGACCGCACCGAACCACTGACCCACACAGTTAACCGCAGCGCCGGCTGCCAGCACCCAAGACCAAGCCCGAGGCCGGGGAATGTCTTGCTCGTCAGTGTCCTCGGCGGTCATCGAATTACCTCCCGACCTTGTTTGCACCCTTGCTAGTACTGTTCGTGCCGCTACCAGGGGCCTTAACCGGCCGCGTGGCCAACTTACTCGGACCGGCTGCGCGTTGCGCGTTACCCGCCTTAATTGGGGCGCGGGGCGCCGCCTTCTTGGCCGTGCCCTGACCGGCGACCCGGGGCTTACTTTCGTTGCTCTTACCCTGCATCTAAAGGGCACCTTTCCGAAATCTGTCGATGAGTTCATCAACGATGCTTTTTGCCAACACACTTGGGTCTGCGATTCGGTCAAACTGCTTCGGTAGCCAAGAGCGATCTTGACCCCCCAGGGTATAGCGTTCGCCGGCAAAGACGATATTAAAGATGTCTTTAATCATGTCCCTGTATGGTCTCGCGATGCCGTCTGAGCAGACCGTCGTATCATCAAGGGATGTCATGTCCCTCTCTTCCAAGAAACGCCGAAATAGCGCGGTTGACCGGCGCCCTTCCGAATCACGAAAGAAGCTAATGTGCGTGTGTTGTAAGTGGGATGAATCTCCACCCGATCGCACCTTAAGCCGATCCCAACGCTTTACCGTCTTCCGGTCCGGCGTATAGATAATCTCCCGGATATCAGACGTGTCAGGGGCGCCAGCTGCGCATTGCGCAACCAGCCAGAGTGTTAACTCGTGGGCCAACGGCCAAGACAGGCTAATATCGAGGGCTGACGCAGCATTTGTGGGATGAGCATCCCGAGGGGATTCCCTGACCGAATAGTCTTTTCGGCCAGCTAAATTGTCTGCACCTTCATGGTATCCGCTGGTGTGATTTCCATCGCCCACGATACCCAGGCTGCCCAGCGATAGGCTCGAAACGCCGCGAAGATAGGACCGTATTTCGAGTAAGTCAGCAGGCGCGAACGTCAAAGCTAGTCACCAAGCCGACCTTCTACACGTGCACGGTCGTCAGCTTCAGTTAGCTTACCAAGCCGCATACGTTCAGCCAAAGCCGCGAGATCATCGGCCGCCTTAACGGTAACGCCCTCTTCGTCGCACTGTTCATCGGCTGGAGGATTGGGGATGTCGTCGGCTCCCCAACTTTCATACGACGTGAACTTATCTGCCATGTTCGTTAAATCCTTCGCCTACGCATTGTGTATGCACTCATTTGGGGTTGACCTTGTCCCGTAAGGCCGGCCAGCATCACAGACAGGTCGGGGCGGCCGCCGGGTGCCTGCCCAGCCTGACCGGGAGACACGCCCCGCATGAGCCCGCTAGACGTCAGTCCACCGCCTGGACCACCAGGACCCAGCCCACCGGCCTCGCCGGAGGGCCCGCCAGCCCCTGGGACCGCAGGAGGGGCCTCCGGGGGCGGCTGTGGAGCGAACGCCTCGGCGACCACATCCTCTATAGACCTGCCCTTACGGACGCCTTCAACGATCATCGCTGTGCGTTGCACAGCCTCAGCGGGATCTTGACCGGCCTGAGCCATCGCAGGAATCGACTGAACATAGGCAAAAACACCTTGTTTGATCGCCTCGCGAAGTTCCTCAACGTCGACTTTGGTCATCTCCTCACCGACGTTCAGGTCAAACGGCAACTGGCGAGCCATATAGTCGCGCGAGAAAAGTTTCTCGCCCCGCAGCTGGAGAAGCATCACCACGGCCCGGTTGGGATCCATCCCAGCCGCGAAACCATAAGTAACATCCACGCTGTAATCGCCGTTGATATCCTTCAACGGCCGGTAGGTGAAGTTAAACGGCGTACCGGCCGCGTGGCCTCGCACATCCTTCGCAGCATTAGGCCAATACGTTTCATCCATCTTGAAACAGAGGCGGCACATGTCGATAAAGGCATTCTTAAACGACGTCTGAGCGGCCTTAATTTGCGAATCAAACCCGCCCATCAACGCCTGCACACCACGACCCGTGATAATACTCGCGTCAACACCACCAGTACGAGCCTCAGGATAGCGGGCACCCACCCGCATCTCATGATCCAAAAACTGGGACTCGGTAAACGCTGCCGGGCTTAGCTCCAGGCCAACCCTGCGAACCTTCTCAGGGTTCGCAGTCCTAATAATCGCGTCCGGGCCAAACGCCAGTTCTTGAACATCAGCTGGCATCGCCATAGGCGCCTGCACGACCTTGCTCACGGCCTCCAGCTGGAGTTTAGCCAACAAGTCTCGTGCGACCTGCACCCACACAACATCATCAAACTGGCCACGAATCTGATATTCCTCAAGCCACGGCCGACGAGCAATACAAACAGGGGTCTCACCGAGGCGGTTCTCGACGTCGACGAGAACCATCGGTTCCTTGGCCGCAAGAACCAACGTGATCTGGTTCTTATCGCAATAACGAATCAATTCAACGTCAGCTGAACCGGTCGCAGACCGGTTGTCCTTCACAACAGCGTGGATCTGATCTGCAAACTCGGGAAACCGGGTGGCCAACACGTCGGCGTGCTCATAGAACCGCTTCGTGTATGACGCTACGCGTCCCCACCGGTCCCATTCGGCATAGCCACCCACCGGATCCTCAACACGGATCCTTGGCAACCTGGACTCAAAATCCGGTTCCATATAGAACACGGCGAGGCCATAGGTGAAATAGTGGTCCGCGCCGTACAACATTTGCTGCTCAAGGCGACTGTACGCCACATACCACTGAACAATCTTCGCCCGCTTATCAGCAAACTTACGAGCACTATCCGACTGCATCGTAGCCGAAGAACAGTTAAACGACGGCAACGGCGCAACCATCTCCGCAAGGTCCCGGGCCACCACGTCAATAAAGTTAGAGACGATTGGCTTAGGCCACTCCTCCGAAACCAAATCCGGGGCGATAGAAGTCAGATCCCCCTCGCGGGCAGCCTTAGTCTCCAACCACCGCACTTCAGTTTCGTGATTCAACGTCTGCAAGCGGCGAGTCTTATCAACGATTTCTTTCCCGCTAAGCGACATAGTTTACCCCACTTCGGGCAGCCGCTAAATCATTGAGATTAACTACCGTCTGCCTAGACAACGCACGCCGATTCAAAAACCGGTTCGGCACAAACAAGCGAGTCGACTGGTCACCGTCGAAACCCGCAGACTGACAAACCTCCCGAGCCCGAATTTCGGCAAACCACAACGCCATCACACAGTCAGTCTTAGCCTTCGTCTCAGGAGACCACGTAATCAACTGCTCAACCAACTGTTTAGTCGGCTCAGACAGATGAGTCGACGGCAACTCGATCAAACCATGATCGAACAAAACCGACATCGATGCGACACCGAAACCGGAATCCCACTTGTTCTTACCCGTATGATGTTCCATCAACCTGACACCACGAACCGCAAGCCACTCATTCAACTCAGGGTCCTGCGTCAAGAACTGCTGAAAAGCATTCTTTTCTATCCGCCAATCAGCCACACCATACAGGTCAGTGCATTCCTTAATGGTTTCCCGAATCCACGCCGGCGTAGCCGAAGTCCTCAACCGCACATCAAGCACAAAACGTTTCTTCACAAACCGGTCAACCGCATAAACAATAACCGCCGTATCCCCAACCATAGCCGGATCCATACTGGCGATAACATACAAGCCGTCCATGCCCTTAGCGCGCACACCAGGCTGCCCCGAGGCCATCAGGCCACAACGGCGCATGCCGTTAATCGAATCTCGAACCTTAGCCGCGTTAAAGACCGAGTCCTCTTCCACCTCAGCTTGCATGTAAGCCAAGGCCCACGTACGAGGATTCAACACCCCACGGCGCTTATACAGGTGCGGTCCATCCCACCTGGGGAACAGGCTGTCGCTGCCACGGCGGGCAGCTGCCGACCAAGGCACCTGAGCCCTTGGCCACAGAGTCACCCAGTCGGCAGGGTCAGCCCCATACTCCAAGACGGCAGGTTGGGTGAGGTAAGTCCAAGGCGACACGCCGTCCGGATAGCGTTCAGGTTCACGGAGTGCTCGGTACAAATCCATAGCGTCGACTCGGGTCCCCACCACAAGTAACTTACCGACCGGCCCGAGCCGTGTGATAACTTCCTGCTGAATCCAGCGAAGTTGCTTCTCGTACTCGTGAGCATTCGCGAGGACAACGGCGTCGTCGACAACGATAAGATCAGCGCGGGCGCCATAGATCTGGCCACCAATGCCGATCGCCTGAATCGTCGGGTCCTTCTCCCCGGAATCCCGCTCCGAACCCAAATAGACACGGTCAGCCGACCACACCGACGAATCCTGCCGCCACCCCCCAGGCGGGGCAAACTCAGTCTGCAACGCCTCAAAACGTGGATGCGTGAGCCGCGTCTTAACCGCATACAAAAACTCCTTGGCCCGCTCCTGAGTCTTCGACACCAAAATGACCCGAACATTCGGGTCAGTCACAACCCGATAAGTCACATAATTAATGCTGATCGTCGCGCTCTTAGCATGCTCCGGAGGAGTATTCACAATAACAAAATTCGGATCCCCAGGCTCAAACGTCTGCGAAGGATGCAAACCCCGAGGAGCCCGCCCCTCCAACAAATCAACCCACTGCAACTGATGCCGAAACAACGGCTGACCCAAATACTTACTACAAAAATCCTCAAACGAAATCAAGCCATCAGGCTTAAGCCGGGCCACCAGGCCCGCCCGAATATCGTCAACCCTCTGAGCAAACTCCCGATCCTTACGCCGCCACTCCTCATAAGCAGACCGAGACCGGCCCACGGCAACAAGCGCGTCAGCGACACTACACCCGCCCTTGATCCGGGTAACAAACGCCTGCTTGGCTTTCACTACACGCTCTTGCTGCCGCACAACCATCTAACCAAACCGCCCTCGCGCGTGCGCGCGCATACGCGCGCCAGAACCGCGCACCAACCCAACCACCACCAGCCCACCAAAACAGGGCCACAAAAAAGGCCACACCAGACGTGTGGCCACACCACCAACAACAAAAGGGGCACCCCAAGGGTCAAGGGGGAAGAAACCCCCAGGGTGCCCCCACAGAGGCCAGGAGAACCAAACCTAGGACCAGGCCCTCAACCAGCCCCCAAACCTCGCCTACTCCGCAGGCTTCCCAAGATCTTCGGCTACAGCATTAGCAGCCGCTAGCCAAGCATCCTGGATCGCATAGGGCAGACCGTCAAACTCGGGCAACGGGTCACCCTGAAAACTCTTGAAGTCAACCGTCTGGCAATAAGCCAGGTAAGCAACCCTAGCTAGGTCGTAGTTATTCAAGATCAAAACCCCCCATGTTTACCTAGGCCAGCCAACTTTCCAACCAAACCCTTTTAGCAGCCTAAACCACGAACCAGCCAGTGAGTGGTTTAGGCTCCTTAACTCCGCTAGGGCTCCGTTAAGGAGCCCCTAATTAACACCAAGGAGCCCCTAAAGGGCTCCTAACTAACCAACCAAAGGCTAACGCCTTTAACCAACCACCAAGCTAATTCCCCCCAACCCCCCTACCCCCCTACCCCCGCGAGGGAAAAACTTCACCCCCTACCATATATAACACAAAACCCATTCGGACAAACAGGCAGATATCTCCGGAATGTGACGCAAATCACAATCCAAAAGGCAAAAAGCAACCGTTTAGCAACCAACCAGCAACCATAACGGCTAATCCAGCCGCCACTAGCCGCCAACAAGCCACAGCCAACAAATAGACAAACATACGCGCCAAAGGCGCCCAACCACCAACCACCATCAATGCAAAACCAACAAAAAAATCCAGAGACATATATGGGCTCATGGTCGCGCGCTCGTTTAAAACCCCGGGTCGACCACCCAAGATCATCGATGGAGGGACCCCCGGGGGGTCGCCCCTGCGGGCTGGACATACCCACCCATACCCCCACCGATGGGCATGATCACATGCCCGCCCTGCCCGCATATACCTCGTTGTGCGTGGTGTTGTACCAAACCAGTGTGCGAGCACACACAGCGCAGCGCCACCAGCTACTGATCATGGGCTACCAGGTGGCCACCTCAACCAAGATTAACAACCATGTCGGCAGACACGCTGTCGTGTGTTGTTGCTGGTCAGTTGTGGTTTGTGCCAGGGTTGGGCCTGTCTGTTGACAGGCGCTGGTTTGGGGCTTACCTTTGAGTTCTCGCCGGTTACGGCGGGGGTTGATAACTACAGAGTGACGTTGGCGGGGCAGAGCGACCGGTGAGTTATTCCCGGTGGGCTGACTGGGTCAGCCGATGTGCTGCCTAACCGCCAGCCGAGGCAATAGGTGTGAGGCCACTACACAGCAGCTTTGCTTGCTTGATTGGGTCCACCTCGGTTGGTAGGAGGAGTGAATGACAGGCCCTGCCGCCTTTCCTTTCCCTTGCCCGTGCCCCGGGTCGTGTTTTTGATGCATGCGACCGTGGATAGGCAGCCCGTTCGAGGCGGGCCACGGGCACGAAGAACGCGTGTGGCGTTCTGTTGTTTTATCCTTGGGGAAGGGGATTGTAATGAACAAGATCCAGAAGCTGCTGGTCGCTGTGTTTTTCCTGGCCATCTATGGTGTGGCGCTGTACAACAGTTACTGGCACATCGTGGGTGTGGCGCTGCGTTCGGGCGAGGGTGACCTGGCTGCGCATCTGTTGCCTATCCTGCCGGATGCGGCGTTGCCGGTGTCGGTTGTGGCGTTGTCGATCGCGACGATCAGTGTGTCGACTCGGGTCAAGGCGAAGATCACGTTGTGGTCGAGCACCTTGTTTACGTTGGGTGCTAACGCGATGGCTGCTGTTGATCACCGTCACGGGATGATCAGTTTCGACTTGGACACGGTGATTGCGTTCGTGGTTGCTGGGTGGCCTGCCGTGACTATGTTCTTGGCGGCTGAGGTTGTGATCGGGATCGTGAAGTCGTTCGGCCGGCGGACTGCGCCTCGGGTGGCTGTGAAGGCGGCTGTGAAGCCCGTGAAGGCTCCGGTGGACCGGGCTGCTGCTGCTCGTAAGGCTGCTGCGACTCGCGCGGCTAACAAGGCCGCTAAGGCGGTTGAGATGCCGGTGACTGAGGGTTCGAAGATCAATGGGAAGGTACCGAGTTTCGCCTAGGAGGGGTTTAGTCGGGGACAAGCTGCGGCTTGTCCCTGGCCATGCTCAGCTAGGTCAACAGAAAGGGGAGAGGGTAATGATTCACACGTGGACGAATCCCGAGACAGGTGTGCGGTACGAGCGTGTGCGCATGGGGGAGTTGCGGGATGGTGACGTGGTGGCGGACAACGGGATGCTCATCAGAATCAGTGAGCCGAGGCGGTATGTGCGATGGCACCCTCTCGACCGCGCGGGTACTGACTGCACTTCGTGGCACGGGGACATCATTAACGACTTTCACCCGTATGGGTGGGTGGAGCGTACGTGGCGTGTTCAGTCTGCGGATTGGGTGCCGTGGACGCGTGTAGTTGCTGTTGGGGTCTAGGTGTGTTTGCTGAGGCTCAGTTTCGACTGAGCCAACGGCATGGATGCCTAGATGAGGCAGGCCAAAAAGGGGAGAGGTCATGATCACTAAAACTACCGTTGACATCACGGTTGCTGACGAAACCCGGAACGTGGCTATCTCGTATCATCGTTGCGAGGATGGGTCGATTGGTAACGCGCCTGTCTATGGTGTGGTTGGAACGATCGGCAGGGGAAGTGCCCGGTATCCGACCGCCGTGGTTCTGTTTAGCTTGGCAGAGGGCGAGACCCCGCATCGGGGCAACCGAGTCACGACGGCTGCTGACGGTTCTAGGTGGCAGTACCACATGGGCACGTGTATTCGGAATCGGCAGGCTCGGATTGTCGGTTGGGCAGATACGGCCGGCATCACGAACAGTCCTAATCAGGCGCGGCAAGACTCAATGGATTAGGTGGCGTTTGCTGGCGCACAGCTACGGGGCTGTGCGCGGGCATGCACAACCTTAGTCGAGAGGGGAAAGGGTTATGCAGAAGATGGTGCGGGCAGCGTTGGTTGCTGCCGCCCTGGTGGCCGGTATCGTGATCGGCCACAACGTGAACATCTACAGTGGGTTGAATGCGGGTGTCACGTGGGGTCACTGTGGGATCGAGGTCAAGGGTGACCCTGGCCTGTTCTGCGATCCGGTAACCGAAGATGATCGTGGTTGGGACTGCCACTCTGTAGCGGCTTTCTACGGCGCCCAGACATGCACGCTGGGCGCCTAGGTGAGCAACTAGGCTTCAAGAGAAAGGGGAAAGGTAATGCAGAACGTTGTGGGTGACGTTGTCTTGCGTAGCGACGGTGACCTACTCGCGTGTGGTTCGCAGGTCTGGGCGCGTCTGGCGCGGCTCGCTCTGCCGCACATCGGTGGTTCACAGCATGTGCTGTCGGACCTGTACCATGATGCCACGTTCGTAGAAGCGGCATTGAGAGAGCCAGTGCGGCCGGGTGAGCCGTTGGTGTTCTATTGGGGGGTTTCCCCCACTAGCGGCACTTCCGCCGGCTATAACTTCGACCACGTTTCCAAGCTGGTCAACAGTGACGGCCGGGTATGGCGGTTCACGGTGACGCGTTGCGGCAATAAGATTGTGTTGCGGCAAGACCCGTCATGATCTGGTTGGTTTCCCTGAGGCACAACCATCGTTGTGCCTTTTGGGTGAGCAACTAGCAGAACAAAGGAGGGAAGGTTAAAAAATGCGTCGTAAGTGGAATCACACTACCCCGCCCGGTATCCAGGACTGCCCTGTTAACAACACTTCGGTTTTCGTGGGTCAGCAGGTGGAGCGGTGGGCGAATGGGGATGGCCGGTATGTGCATCCTGAGATCGCGATGGAGATCGCGGCGGGCTGGCAGGCGCCAAGCAACCCAGCACTAACCTTGTTTGCCAGTGACGGCACGGTGCCTCACGGCAGTTTGCTGGCAGAGATCGAGGGCGAGTTGTTTGTGTTGCGGCGACAGCACGGCCGGGAGGTTGCAGGCCAGCGGTTGGAATTGCAGGCACTACGTGCCTACGTGGAAGCTGTGTTGATATTCGCCTCATGACGCCAGGGATCGTGTCCAGATGACTCGGATCGAGTGGGAGGCAACAAATGGAGATGATTAGCCTAGGACTGTATGGTTATGAGGTTACGGCGAGAATGCGTGAAAAGGCTACCGCTGGCGAACCGCCCGCCCGGGGCGCGTTTCGACGCTGGCTCGAATACCGCCAGCAGGTGGAGCGTCCGTGTTCGGCCAACGGCCAAGAGATGTACCGGTGTTATAGGTGTGGTTGCACGATCGTAGGTGTTAGCGTGTATTGGCAGGGTACGCGTACATGGGTGGTGGTGGACACCGGTACTACGGCGGATGGGTTGACGTACTGCCCGCCGAACCCTGATCACGCGGGCAGGGTGGGTGAACATAGGCCGGTTCGCTAGTGGCTAGAGTGGGGCGCCACCTCGTGGTGGTGCCTTTGCTCGGGGTACTAGAAACCCACTATTGAACAAAAGGAGGGAGGGAAAAAAGGTGGCCAAGTGTTGGACTGACTTTTGCATCGCTGGTGACTGTGATGGCGTCAACCATGTTGACGCCACGGGGTACACGTGGTCTGAGACCAAACCGGCAGGGGTTTCCAGTTATCATCGGAAGCCCCCAGGGATTTTCAGCTATCACCGTTCGGAAGTCGAAAAGCTAAAGGGAAAGGATGATGACGGGCGTTACATGCTGAAGATCACCAGTAGCCAGGGTATGACGAGGTGGATGTCAATTGACGGGAGTCAGCTGGACCGTATCACTGAGATTCTGGCAGAAAAGGACTAGGTCATGGCTTTCGCCAACATGGAACGCCGCTACAGTATCAACCGCATGTCCCGAGAGCAGGCGACACAAGCCGTGGTGGCCTGGAGCGAAGTCATTGCCAGGCTGGATGCGGAGATCGGGTCCCGAGAGAACGAGCAGTCAAAATCGGGGGCGTGTCGTTACCGTGCCACGCTGCGAGAGCTTCGTGACATGCTTCAGGTGGCTCTAGACGACAGGGGGTAGTTCTAGCCGGTTTGGTGACACACCACCTCTGTAGGGGGGTGGTGTGTGGCCATGTCAGCTAGACTGACCAGCCTTAAGGGAGGTGAAAACGTGAAAGGTCTACGGAAAGTTGCGGCGGTACCCGCCGCACTCATGTTCAACACGATCGTCATTGTCGGCAGCCTGGCAATCCTGACCGCCGGCGTAGCCGGCGCGCTGCTGATTGTCTACGTGGCGGGACGGTGGATCGTAGGCCAGTAACAAGATGCGAATCATTTACACGGGGACACGTAACAAAAGATACCCGAGGATTTCGGTAGTCCGATCGCTAGCTTGGCTTACCGCGTTAGCGGCCGGTATCGGCCACGAAGGTATCATCACTATTGTGCATGGTGGAGCCAGCGGAAGTTGACAGTATCGTTGACCAGCTGGCCCGCGAACAGCCCTCCATGTATCAGGTCGAGGTGCATCCGGCTAATTGGGAACTGTGCGCCCCGGAGGGGCAGAGCGTATGTCCTGGGTTGCGGCCTTGTTACCCGGATCATCGGCGCCAAAATACCCAGGGTACTACGTGGTGTCCCACGGCTGGATTGAGGCGTAATCAGCGTATGGCAGAGGCTGGCGCGGCGGGTTGTATCGCGCATCCTTGGATCATGTCTACTGGCACGTGGGACATGCTTCGTCGGGCTAGGGCTGTTGGTATTGAGCCGTTTGTGTTTGATGAGAGAGGGGTGTTGGCGAAGGAATGGTTCGGCTAATCAATCGGGACAACTGTGCGACCAAATCAACGAAAGAGGATGGGGAGTAACAATGGCCAAGCGCACGATTCACATGCTCGTTGACGACATCGACGGCGGCGAGGCTACCGAGACGGTGCGGTTCGCTCTGGACGGTATCGAGTATGAGATTGATCTGTCGGGCAAGAACGCGGAAGCGTTGCGGAAGGCGTTCCAGCCGTACACGGCTGTAGCGGCGAAGGGCAAGTACAAGCCCACCAGGGCCAGCGGAGTCTCCCATCTGCCCAGCCGTGCGGAGCGGGAACTGAACGACACCATCCGCCGGTGGGCGAACACTCACGGCTACACGGTGGCCGTCCGGGGCCGCATCGGCACGGACATCGTGAAGGCGTACCACGCGCAGAAACCGGCCGTTGGGTGGACTGACCCGGCCGCCACGAGCGCCAAGCCGGAAAAGGCGGCTGTAGCGGCCTCCGAGGCCGCCCCTAAGCCTCCGGTGGTGGGTAGGGTGAACCGTACGTCGCGAAACGGCGCCAGCGGCGCTAAGAAGGCCGTTTCCGGGGCTGCCAAGGTGGCAGCCGCCAAGTAGGCAAGTCGAGAAGGGAGGTAGCTCATGCCCACCCGCACGAGACCATGGCCCCCGGCCGACGAGACAATGGCGCTGGTTAAGCGCCTATACCGGGAAGATGCTTCATCCCGCAAGCGGCTTCGGCCGGTCAGAACGGGGCAGGTTTCCGTGCGGGATGGCCTGCCGGTCATCAAGCGCGCATTTCGGGAAGCTCTCGAACCCCAAGCCGCTCACCTCTCCCGAAACCTACGGCTTGACCTGCTGGAGTGGGCAGCCACGTACGGACTGGAGACCAGAGGTACCGACCCGCGCACCCATAGCGTGCACGTACGCCTGACAACCGATCAGGCAGACCGGCTAGCCGCAAGAGCCAAGCAGAACAAGACGACCACGGCCCAACTGGCACTGCAGTGCGTGTTGGCCTACTTGGCGACAGAAGAAGAGGAGAACTAGAGGGGAAAGGGGGAAAGACAGAGAAAGGGGGCACCCGGCCGGGTGCCCCCTTCTTTTATTCCCTAATTCGTGTTCAGGAACGTATACGCGTCCTTGTCGCCATCGTAGACCATGGCCATGCTCTCCAGCGCTGTAGTCAACTCACCCCGCACCGCGTCACTCAACGCGTCACGCTTCACACCCTCGGTGGCCCGGCTCATCAAGTCCAGCTGAGGCCGCAACCCCTCAGCAGCATGCACAAGGTCATCGGTCACGATGACATCGGGCTTACCGCCGTTGCGGGCAATCGAGTATCGCAGCGCACGGTCAATAGCTTCCTTCGCAAAAGCTGGCAGGAAACCATCGAATGCCTTACTAACCAGAGTGTAGTCGACTTCCCCAAGCAGGCTATCGGGAACCGATACCTCGATCAGCTTGCGGAAGCCGTCAGCGTCCAACTCGCCAATATGAATTACAGCGTCGAGTCGGCCCGGACGCAACACGGCCCGCTGGATGTGATCAACGTGGTTGGTCGTGAAGCCAGCCACCACGTCCACACCCTTGTTGGTGATGCCGTCTAGCGCATCCAACAGATTGGAAAGTTCCTGGTCTGAATCGACGTTGATAGCGTCAACATCCTCGTACCATACGACGGCCGGCGCGTACAGCTGGGCTGTCTGCAACACTCCCAGCAGGTCATCCTTACCCGGCCGGCACAGGATGAATGTCCAGTCGTTAGCGACAGCCGTTCGGGCTGTCAACGCTCCGGCAAGAGTCTTCCCGGTCCCATACGGGCCCTCAACCAACACGGCTCGCTTCATCGGAATGCCAAGATCACGCATCACTTCCGAGTGTTCAAGCAACGACCACAAGTTGGCGTTCAGCTGCGTTAGCACTTCAGCCGAATACACGACCTTACTTGGGTCGATATTGCTCAGGTCCAGGAATGCGGGCATCTCTGCGCCAGTAATGGCGCGTCCCCGATAGATCGAGTTAGTGCGTAGCTTATTCTCCACGACCACGAAAAACGCTTCGATGTGCCTCTGGTACTTCCGGGGGGCCTCTACTGCGAGGGAGAATAGCTGCCCGAACTCGGGATCTGAGACACCGCGTAGGGTGAACGTCGCTTCCAGCGGCGGGAAATGAACATTCCCCCACGGTACCTGCGTCGTGGTGTCTGGGCTGGTCTGGATGGACCGCATTTCCGGCGGATACTCTGCCCCGAAAAACCCGTGAGTTGTTGCCCCAATTCCGGTCGTACCGAACACCTCGTACAGGGCGGCTTGGAAGGCGTGAGCCCCATCCCATGGCCGGTATCGGAACGTACGGTGGAACGAATACCTCTGTTCCTGCGACTTCTGATATTCCTTCAGGTAGATGATGGCGTCGCCGATGCGGCCGCTCATCATCTCAGGCAACACAAACTGTGTCCCCCTGAAAATTAGTGCGTCGTCCTGGACCAGCTGACCGCCCAGCCGGGCAAGCGAGGCCAAAACTTCCTCGCGTACCACGGTGTTCTGACTCGGACTCTTGGTCTCGTTGCCCATTTGGTTGCCCCCCGCAGAAAAAGATCTTGAAACAAGAACCGATATAGCTGAAAGACTAAGGAAACCTATTGCTGCCTGAAAGCCTGCGCAAAAGCATCCAGGTCAGGAATGCCTATACTCGCGGCACCCTGATACGCCCCCGCCGTTTCGATAACATCACACAACTCGTCATGGCGACCGTCCAAAACATCAATGGCAACAGCCACACGATTTTCCTGCACGTGAGCTAGCATGCTCAACCCCTTACCGGCTGTTTCCAAGCGTTCCGCCAACTCAGCAAAGCCCTCCGCTACCAGCGCGCGGCACACCTCACGAAGTTCAAACGTCCACCTGAACGCTTGCGCAACTTCTCGCGAACGCGGCCGTTTCGAGTTGAGCGCCCTGTCAAGCATCTCGTTAACCTTCTTGTTAACATCCTCAGGCTTCAGCGTCGTCATTATCTAGCCCCCCATGGTGTGGCCTCGGTCCACCGAGGCGCCTCTGTAAACAACGTACCGCGCTAACGAAATCTGGATCGGTTTCATCCACGTTATCAACCACGTAACGCCGCAGCTGCCCTTGAGCGGCCGGCGGGATTTGCTTTAGTCCTTGGCGTACGTCCGCAATGGCTGTTTCCCACTCCTGAAACGTACGCTCCCGGCTAGACGCCACATCCGAGTATCCTGTTTGTGGAGGCGTAGCCTCCGGATCAAACGCATCGGGCAACAACTCAACCAGCCGAGTAAAGCTGTAATACAATTCGTCGTCAGGGCTATACCCAACCTTTACCGCCTTCTCTCGCCGCGCATACCGCTCCGCGATAGTACGTAGCCGACGCGTCAAGTACGCCTGGCTGTTATCGGCAAGGCTCTGAACCGTCTTCGGGTGGCTCACGGCCCACGCATAACACTCCTGGATAAGGTCGGCCCGATCCACGTAACGAAAGTATCTGCGCGCAATTGGGCTGACAGCCTCCCGAACCGCAGTTTCAATAGTTTTCATGGGCGATACCGTCGTCCCTCGAATACAAACGACCCGTCTGACTTAATCTCCATCAACACGGGCCACGTGTCGTTGCCATCTATGTAAAGCGCACCAATGGCCATCTGCCAGTCGGCCAAACCTCCAGCAGGCAGGTAGAAGGCTTTGCGGCGGTCCATCAGGGACCCAACCTCCATGGCCCAGCGTGTGTTTGAACCCACCGTGCGGTATACAATGGCTGCCCGGTGCGTGTGACCGTGCACAATATTTCCGGCAAGTCTTTCCATGTGTGCGTGAGCGGTGTACCCAGCCCTAGCGCGGACCGCCAGACCATGAACGACTTGCGTCGTAGGCGCAACCTTGTACGGCTCAGGCTTGGTTTCCCAACCGTATTCTCTCGCAAGAGTGAGCGTGTCATAGTCGAGGGACCGCAAACCAGCCAGACCCCGTGCACGCGTCGCCAGGTAGCGGTTGAGCCTGTCATCGTGGTTACCTTTGATACGGGTCTTGAGACCCGGGTAGGCTTTACCAATCTTCAACATCACCTGTTCGGCAACGTCGATCTCACGCTGGAGGTCTTTCCCATCTTCCAATGGTGTGCCCGCGCTGAAAGAGGAAATGGCGCAGAAGTCGAAGAAATCACCAACCTGATGCACTTCAACGATGCGGTTTGACTGATCGGCTAAGAACCCGCAGACCGCATCAATTGCTTTGACATGGTGGTAGGGTAGTTGCAGATCAGAGAGGATCACTTTCAATTCTGTGCCCATGCTTTACTGCTTTCGCAGCAGCTGGTAGACGAACCACAGCATAGCGATAACTGCCCACAGTAGGCCGGTGATCCATAGTGGCGATAGGACCCATAGCCAAGACCAGGTGATGATACCTGCGAGTTTAAGAACAATAAACGCCACCACAAGCAGACCGGTCGCGCTAACCCCGCTGAACATTAGACGGCCTCCAAGAGTGATTCTTCATCGACTCCGCATAGCTTGCGGATGCCCTCGGCGCCTACCTCCAAGTATAGGCTGTTTACGTCGTGGCCGTTGGGCATTGCCACAATTTCGGCCGTGCCGACGCTATCTTTTACGGCGCGGGCAAAGTTTTTCCCGGCCCGGTCGCCATCGGCCCAGACAAAAACGCTGTCGTAGCCCCGAAAATGCCACGGAGTGTACGGGCGCCACGCGTCCGCCCCGGGAACCCCAACCACAGGCTCCCCCAACACGGACGTAAGGACAATCGCATCTAGCTCTCCCTCAGTTATGTGAATCGTGCTGCCGCAGTCGTCAGTGGCTACCACGTTAAACAAATATGCCTCTTGACCCAACAGCCCCAAATACTTAGCGCAATTTTCTGTCTTGCAATCATGGTCGGCCATGCAGCGGAATTTGTGCGCTATCACGCCAAGCCGATTAACATAAGGGATGCAGAGGCGGCCAATCATGGCCTCATGTCCTGGTTCAGGCTGCGAGACTACGCCAAGACGCCATAGTTCCGCCGTGAACAGGTCGATTCCCCTGCCTCGGAGGTATGTACTCGCTAAGGGTAGACTCTCCTGGTATTTGGCCGTTGCCCGTTCCAGCAATCGCAGCTGCTTTACGCCTGGCATCTTCATAACTGCTGCCCTCCTGCCAGCGAATTACAGCAATGCTGTCGCCGTTAAAGCCACAAACAAAACAATGGAAACGGCCGGCGCCAGGATTGATAGTGGCACTAGGGTGTCTGTCATCATGAAAAGGACATCGCATTTTGACATAAGCGCCATGACGGTAAGGTACAGTCGCCCCATAGTGTTCCAACGTCCTGCCGATATCAGTTTGGTTCTGTTTCATATATGCCCTCGTCAACTGCCAGCAGGCGAGCCGTAACCCGCAACGGCATTACTGACCACCACTCGCCAACCTGTGCCGCGCCCATGCCGCGCGGCTTCACCACCAACACGCCCGTATGGGCGCCAGCATTCTTACGTTCCTGTTCTGTTTCGCGCATCCATTCGGGGAGAGACAGGCGGGCCCCCGACTTGATTTCCCACACGATCCCCGGAGTGCCGGTGATGTCGCCCCTATCATTGCTGCCTGCCATGGCCCTACGTTCCGCATAGGGCCATCCAACTGTTGTGAGGTAGTTCGCTACCAGCCGCTCAGCTAGGGTGCCTTTAGCTCTGGCCGCACTCATCGCGGATTTCCTTGACCCTGGTAACTAGCCGTTCAGCCTGGTCTACGAGACAACTCAACCGATGTTGCCGATCGTAGTCAAACTGGAAAAGAACGTTATATAGGTCCTTAGAATTGAGGTAGGAGCTAAATGCGCTAGGTGTGCTGAAACTCAGGACAGACTTGGGCTGCCCTGGATAGTTAGTCCCATCTACACTGATAACCGTTGTGCCATCGTTAAAATAGATACCCTCCCCAACTTGCTCTTTAGTGCTCAACTTGTGGAGCGTAAACACCTTTGGTCGTGTTGCCATGGCTCGCTAGCTCCTCACTCAGACGTTGATCAAACACGCGACAATTCGAAAAGTCCACAACCCAACGCAACGGCTCACGAGCCATCGGATCAGAAAGCCCATGCCGATTCTTCACCACAGCCAGAAACAATTCGCCCCCGCGACTAGCTGTAGTTAGGATCAATGATTGCAGCTGGGAAACTTTCCCCTGGATCGCCCCCCTCGGGGGGGCAGATTCAATATGCTGCGACTCTTGTTCCGACGTATGATGAAGTAACAACACGCACGACTTGATTCGTCGGGCTAGCCAGTGCAGATTCTTGATCGACTGCCGCATAGCCTGCCACTCGTTGCCATCATCCCCACTCAAATTCATTAGGTTGTCAACAACGAGTAGATCAGGTGGCCTACCCCATAGCTCTACCCAAGCAGCTATCGCATGACCGATGTCCTCTATGCTCGGATCGGAGGGATCGTATTCGAATCGGATCGGCAACAGTGCAAGCCGTGGCCCGTACTCCTCCGCAAACAGGCCAAACTCGATCGTCCGTTCAACTTCAACCACAGGGTGTCCCGTAATGGCTGCCGCTGCACGGGCAGCCATTGTGGTTTCGTCTGAGTCAGCGGAAATGTATAGGCAGGTTGCACCTTTAGCCGCCATCCTTAACGCAGCAACAAGAGCAAGGTTAGTTTTGCCGGCGCCTGGCGGACCTGCGAGCATAACGACTTGCCCCGGGCGGAACCGGACGTTGAACCTGCTTGTAGCTAGGGTAGGAAACGGGTCGGGTAGCGGAGCGGCGTGCCGCCCTTTGGCGGTCCGGAGGATTGGTACAGGCATTCAACCTACGACCCCGCAGTCCAATCAGCAGGCTGAGTTCGGAAGAAAATACGCGTATCTTCGCCGAGAAACTTGCCAAACTTTGATTGATATCCGAGCGCGCCAGTAAGGCTTTCGTAGATTCCATCGACATGTTTCCGTGGACCACACACAGACCCAGCTGTCCGAGACACCAGCGCATAAATCACATGTGCCTCATCCTCTGTCAACTCAAGCGAATACATGGGTTCCACTACCGTCTCAGAAACAGTCTTGAGAACAGTCTTTTCCCGCGTGTACTTTTCAACAGTAGCCATCGCGCACCCCCCGGTTACTTTGCTTCCTGCGTCACGTACTGAGGCCGGCACCGATCGGGCGCGTTACTTCCCTGCGGACAGAACCAGCCAGCCCACTTAGGCGGCTCAGCCTTATCCTGGCGCCACACCCTCGCGCCGTGAGTACAAAGCGGCGCCTGCCGCTGACCCGTAGAGGCCGGACTAGATGTCGACTGCTGCGCCCGGTCCTGGCGCACCACCTCAGCGTCCGGGAACGCTTGAGCAACAGCACCCACAGCCACTAGCGTCTCGGCCAGCAACCCAGCTGACGGAACCACGAGGTCTAGCGCGTCATTCATCATCTGGTCTAGCTCGGCCAACGTGCCCGCTCTTAGGTTGAGCATGGCGGACGGGTCACGGCCGATCAGAGGACCAAACTTGATACTTACTTGTGCCTTGTATTCTTCACTCATGCTGCACTCTCCACAATTTGCCGGTCAGGGTCGAGATGTGATTTCGACCCGCCATAGGCCAAGCAGTAATCTCGCATCGAACACGCACGGCACCGCGTCGTAATATGCGGTAGAAAAATCTGATTGTCGACGGCTGTACGCCATCTCTTAAACCACAAAGACATCAGTCGTGGGTCAAACCTTTCGAGGCTGAAGATTTCGCCGATGTTGCCTTGGCGGGCCATCCAATAAGCCCCATGCTTAGCGTCGATTCCATACAGTTCCATGATGCCTAGGCGGTAGAAGCCAAGTTGCAGATCAGAATCAGGGGTGCGACTGCCGGTTTTGACGTCGACAATCACAAGTGACTTCGTCACAGGTTCAACCATCACCCTGTCGATATACATCTTGACTGTTTCGCCATCAACATCCACGACAATCGGTAACTCGATAGCCGGTTGCCCGTCTGGGGTGGTCCACACCTGCCAGCCAGACTTGATTCGCCAATCAAGCCACCGTTGAACCATTTCGGGCCCGTGAGTGCGCCACCACACCTCATCTTCGCCAGCCGGGTTAGCTTTACTTCGCCCCCGGCCCGCTACTGACCATTGAGTACTGTCGTCGTGGACTTCCCCAACATCAAGTAGCTCAGCGTCGAATGCGTCACGAAAGAGTGTGGCAGCCTTCTGGCTGGCGGTCACCAAATCGCTTCGATCGCCAGCGAAAACACACCATAGGTCAGTACGGTGTCCTCTTGGGAGCGGAACACTTCCACTGGCGCATAGCTGCCCGCCAGGTTGATAAAGGAACGCCCCTCGGGGACTACGTCCATGTTCAGTAGTTCTTCGGCAGCCATATGCAGGGCTGCCATCGAGTGCGAAAGACTTTCGTCGGTATACATCGAAAACCCCCGTTTTGTTTCGATGTTTACGATTGCTGTACCGCGTAAAGCTGCCGGTCATAAGCCTCAGTAGCCTGATGGACAGCCCTGCCGCCAATGTTCCACCAAGCCGGCCGCTCAGGCAGGCCAAGAAGCCGTTTCAGCTGGAAATACTTGCCACACCCTAAGAGATCGCTAAACGCGCTATAGGAGACGTGGGCTACACGTTGGGCATCGGTCACAAGGCACCTCCAAATAATCGGAGGACTGGTTTTCCCAAAAACACTCTGGGGTTTGGCCGCCTGCGGGGCGGCCTGCCGTGACTGAGATCCAGTGTGCGGCGAGGGTGACGCTCTCGGCTGCCGTTCCTAGGGGATGTGACGCAGGTCACATCCCCTCCTCTGGGGGAACTACACCATGCGAGACGCGCACAGCAGCTAACGTCACATTTCATGACAGATCAAGGCTCGGACCAGGCTAAACACGCCGGAGGCGTGTCGTTCACGGTGCCGGGCTGGCACGGAGTGACAGCCGATCGCGTCGGACGCAACTTGCGAGTTTCACTCAGCCATGCCATGGGGCCACTCGTCGTGGCCGAAGGCCGGACGTACCGGGACCTACGGGCTCAGATCATCACCTTGGTTGAGGAGCTAGGTACCGCTATCGGCATGCTGCAGTACGCACTAGCCGAGGAGGCGGTTGACGCACCGCTACCAGGCGTTGTCGTCGCCGGTGAGATCTTCGGGAGCTTTAAGCCAGTGCCAGAATCGGCGCCATAGGCGCACCAGGGTTTGTAGCATGGGGGCAGCTTATAGCACGAAACTGCAACCAACTAGCACCACACGCGTAGGGGAAACCAAACCATGACTGTCCATAGGATCGTGACCGAGTTTGTACTACCCAACGTTACCGGGCTGTGCGAGCTAGACCACCAAGACCAAGCCGCATGGGCCTACACGGCACAAACCCCAACCGACCGATCCGTCACCGAGGGAGGCGTGTTTGAGGACCGGCACCACACCTACAAAGTGGAGGTCTGCCGAACTTGCGCCGACCTGATCGAGGGCGGCAAGTGGCTCAAGTTGCAGATGCGCGCCAGGAGGCCAGCTGTACCCATACGCACGTTACGCGACTGCAGGCAGGCAGGCCGGGACCTCGTAGGCGTACCCCGCATGAATGCCGCCGTGTAAACTAACCGAACTCCCCTCGCAACCATCCCTTGAAGAGGAGAAACACCCAATGGTCGTGTCGTTCCCTAGACTCGTTGGACAGCTAGTCGTCGCGATCCTTGTTCCAAACTCACGCATCGCCGAAAGGATACCAACTAACCAACCGGCATGGTACTACCTCTTAGCCACCCTGATAGCAGTCGGAATCGTTGTTATCGCCGTTATGGCAGCAGTAACAGCCCCTCTGATCTGGTTCATATAGCAAAGGAAAAGACAATGCCTTTCCGCATCGCACTTGTCGTAGGCTGCCTCAGTTCAGCCGCAATAACAAGTCTAGCATTCATCGTATACGTACACTTCGCCCGGCGACAAGAACGCTTCCTACTAGCCCAAAGGATCGCCTCCGACATCTACCGATACGCCAACAACCATCATTCCGTCAAACGCGGTATCGTCACACCAGCTTTCGCGGCACTGATGGAAGCAATAGGCATTGCAGAGTTCCACGGCGACCACCGTCACTCGTGGGTGGGAATTTCGGGCGAATCTAGGCTAGCCGTAGCTCACCACAATAACCTATGGCGGGCAGCCTACCGTGCCGAACAACCAGAAACGCCAACGAAAGGAAACGGCCAGTGATCTGTAAGCCATGCGCAGAAACCGCCCACGACGAGTGCAGGGGTTCAACGTGGTGTGACTGCCAACACAAGACCAAGAAGGGAGGTCGCGACCAGTGAGGCCACTAACGAAAGAAGACTGTGACCTAGTACGCGAAAAGCGGGCAAACGCCAAACTGCTGCGGCTGGTTACGGCCGGCGCCGGCTTCCTCAAAGACGAAGGCGAATATGAACCAGTCGTAGAAATGTACCTCTGCGACGAAGAGGGCAACGTTTACTACACCATGGACAGCCCAGACGAAGCCCTTGGGCTACCGTTCGCCCTACAGACAGCCATCATGCAGGCCGAAACAATCGGCGCACTGTACGGATTCCTGCGGGCCCAAAGCGGCGCCACGGAAAGGGACGCTCTTGCGTTTGTGGCCCGGTTCATGGGCTCGTTATCAGAGGGCAACGGCGGCGTACTCGCCGCCTTCACGGAAGTTGTGCGGTCGCCAGGGCCCGACCCGAGTCCAAGACCCACAGGATTTTACCTCTGATGGGCCATCTTGACCCAGCCGTAAAACAGCTTAAGGAAGCCCGAGAGGAGCGCGGGCTTCCACGAGTTCGAGTAGCCGACATGGCCGGTATTAGCCGCTCCACACTAACCAAGTATGAGCTAGGCAAATTTCAGCCACCACTTGACGTTGTACGTCGGTGGGCTCGCGCTCTGGGTTTGGATATTCCGCAGTTGGAAAGGTTGGAGGATAACCCCGAATGACACGCCGAGGCCGGTGGAGTCCAGAACTTTCCCCTGGCGAAATCGCAGAGAGCGAGGGAAAGATGGTAGAGGGACGAGCCTTTATGATGGCGCTTGTCGCCCGGGAAGCCGTTCACGGCGCAACATGTACGGATCAAACGTGCGAAGGGATTCTATTTCCCGAGCTAAACACTTGGGGCCAAAAGGAACTAGCCGCCATTCTCACTATTCTACTTGAACCATTCGCCGATCTTCTTACGGAGCACGTCAAGACTCTTGACGTCGATTTCAGCGATGAAGAGGCAGTGTTTGAGGCGCTCATGGCCAATCCGCCAGAAGATCTCAGCCCGTTTAAACCGCCACCCTTCCGCACAGACTCGGACAAACCTGCCTAACCCTGGATATATAGACCAGCTACTTGCGGTTATCCACAGGCTGTGCTATCAAGATCGCAGGTTGTCCCCGAACCCCCCAAGTCGATCTCCATTTCCCCAGGTCACGTTCATTACCCTGTGTGTCCACAAACCGAGGCTAGGTGGGGCAATCTCGGTTATACTAGGACAAGGTACCGCAGGGCCAAAACGGGCCTGTGGGGTGGAAACACTCCAGGAGGTACCTAAACGTGTTCATCTCGGATAAACGGCTACGCGCCGCCGGAGAGGATTTCCTCAACTCCGCTAGGGTCACCGGCTATGCCAGAGGAACCCAGCGAAATTATCGGCGCATCATTGGGCGCCTAGTCGAAACAGCGGGCAACATCAAAGCAAGTGACTTGCGAGAGCGTCATATTGACGCTCTATTTGTCGACCTGCGCCGAGGAGGCGACGAAACCGAAAATAGCTGGCGTCAACGCGCGGGTTGGCAGAAACGTACGGGGCGAGCCAACCGCACCCTGAACACTGACCGGGCAATCGTCAGGGCTTTCGTTGAGTTTCTACACCGCAGGCATTACCTGTCGCCAGAGTTTAACCCTGCCTTGTCGATGGGCGAGAACGCTCCGCGCAAGAAGACGTTCCATATCGACGACGCAATCCTCACCTACGAGGAGGGCCGCCGCACGCTGGATGCTGCCGGACAGCGGCACCTACGGGACCGGGTTGTGGTGGCATTGGGCTTGTTCGCTGGTTTGCGCGAGTCTGAGATTCTGGCGCTCCGCGTAGGAGGGGTAGACTTCCGTCAGGGCAAGATTAAGGTTTGGCGAGACAAGCCGGACGAGTGGCATTACGTCAAAATGAGTGTGCCCCTGGCCAAAGAGCTTCGTTCTTGGCTTGATCATCTTCAGGTACTATATGGCGAGCTACAATCTGACTGGTATGTGGTTCCTGCCAAGTTGCGGGTGTTGCCCGGTAAGTATAAAGGCGATTTCCGCATGAATCAGCATTGGCCCATGGACCCGACTCGGCCCGCGCATGGTGTTTGTAAAGATGTGATCGGAGCGTTTCGGGCTGCAGGAATACCGAAGAAGGCAGATGAAGGCGCTCACACGTTACGCCGCACGGCGGCTTGTTGGGTGTTGGACGCGACTGGTGATATTCGGGCTGTCATGTATTTCTTGGGCCACAAGCAGCAGGCGACGACTGAGCTTTACATTCAGTACAACCCGCAGGCTGAGAAGATGGATGGGGCTATTGCCGCGTGGGACCCCTTCGGTGAGGCCGTAGAACCTGAGCCGGCCGGCAATGTGGTGAGTTTGGCTGACAGGCGCCGCCGTGCCGTGTAACATCCCTGCTGAGTGGCCTCCCCCGTCTCTACGCCAAAGACCGCCCGGGGGAGGCCACTCCCCCGTTTGGGTGACACCAGCTTGACAGCCCATCCGGCCGGATGTTCCGATATGTCTTGGCTGCTAGAACCCTTCGGAAGCCCATCAGAGGTTCCTATTCCTTCTTAGCGGAAAGATGTGGAGCCTTGCCGGACAGCATCTGGTAGGCAGAAGAAGAAGATCAGCAGCCACGAGGGGAGACCGTGAATGCCCTGGCCATCTCACGACAAACCGGCCACCCACGGTCTCCCCTCACCCAAAGGATTCCCGGACCGAAGAGGCCACCGCCCTTTAGGCGGGACGTGAAGCCAAATAGTGAAGGAGCCCCCCGCATCGCGGGGGGCTCCTCTCATGCATTTAAGACGCTGCCTCAACCATGGGCCACGGTGGGGGATCTACGAGCCTGGCTAGGGTGAGGTCACAGATGCCCGACACGGGCAGGTCGTGTAGCTGTTGTAGGCCGCGTACGCGGCGAACCGTATTCGCGTTGTAGAAGCCGGTTGGCTTCAACCCGAGTAATTCTTGCAACTCTCGGACGTGAAACCCTCGCTCGTTTGCCCCGAAGGGGCGGCCGGGCCACCACGGCGGGGCCTCAGGGTCTTGACCGTACTTGACGCCGTAGCGGCTCATACGCCGCCAATACAGAGCGCGCTTTCTACCTGATCCAGCGGGGGGCCCGGGTTTCAACGGGGCCGGGGCGGGCGGCTTAGGGCGCGGGGGCCTCTCAGCGGTCCGTACAGCCTCCCAAACGTCGGGACCTAGTAAACCATCTGGGGGTAAGCCCGTTAGGCGCTGTATGGCCACTACAGCGGCTTGCGTGGGGGCATCGTAGACACCAGTCACGGGGAAGTTGTGCCAGAACCTTGACCGGTAGGTCTCCTGCCATCGCTTCAGCGCCTGGTGTTCGGCGAGGCTGCCCCGGCCGTCATGCCACGTGATGTTGCCTGATTTTGGCCCAAACCGGTGCCCAGCGGGCAACGGCCAGCTAAGCTCCACTTGCTCCAACGGAACCCCTTCCTTATGCCCTCGTGGCGGAACGGCAGACGCAACAGTTTTAGGTGCTGTCACCCTTTAAGGGTGTGGGGGTTCGAATCCCCCCGAGGGCACACAATTGAATAGCTTGGCCCTGTGGTGGAATGGCAGACACAGCCGCCTTAAAAGCGGACAAAGCCTCAACTATCTTGATCTCAGGTGGAGGTGATGCGGGTTCGATTCCCGCCAGGGCTACGAGAGGCGCCAACCTTTTTCAGTGCCACAAAGAACTAGGCGGCTTCTCACCTTTTGGCTCCGTAGCCCAACGGCAGAGGCAACCGGCTCAAAACCGGTACGGTCCGGGTTCGAATCCCGGCGGGGCCACTAGATGGTTCGAAGCGTCAAAGTCACCACACCACCATAACCCCCAACATGCGGGGGCGCGGCAGTCTGCGTAAACCTGACCTGCTCAATCACGCACTCAGTGTTGATACTCGCATCAAAATCCTGCAACACAACACTATTACCCGTGCGTTCCAAATTCTCCAAAGCAAACAGGCGATCCATGGCGGACCCCAAATAGCCGACCCGGGTTCCTTTATTGTCTGTTTCGAAATCGAAACACAACAAGGGCAGCTGAATAATCCTCTGGCGAGGCGTAGCCGGCAACGCCTTCAGCTGATATCCCGTAAACTCGCCGCCACTAGTCAACGTCGACACATCACGAGTCAACGTAAACTTGAGACTCACAAAGTCCTGAGGATCAGTTGGGCTCGCAATCGTAATATCATCCGACCCAGGCTCAGTGCCAGTCCCATAGGTGTACGAGCCGCCGGAATGGTCACCACCATCTAGGACAGTAAAGGCAAGCGGTCCCGTCAGCGACGGGCCACGGACCTTAACCAGCTTAAACAGCTTCGGCTCTAGCGTCCCATAGCGGATTCGGGCAGTCTGCAGGTAACCCGTAGCCGCCAACGACGTAGTGTCTTCGATATAAACATCGTTAGCCGTCGCGTACATGAGCACATCTGACGATCCTAAACAAGCCACAACAGTGCAGCTGCCGGCGTCACCGGCAAAGTTAAGGTCAGTAGCGTAAGCGAATCGTAGTTCTGACACCTGTTCCGACAAGTCGATCCGGTACAGTCCCGAGTCACTATCGATGCCAGCTGTGACCGTGCACCATAGGAACCGGTTACGAGCCGCCCACGCTTTAACCGGACCACTAGTAGAAAACAGCAACGGACCGTACGTGAGATTCCCATCTCCGTCCGCTTCAGCTACCCGTACGCCTTTGTTGGTGCCGATGGCAACAAACGACCCAAGGTAACCACACAAGGACCACGGCACCTCACCAAATGGCAGCTGCGCAGCGATAGCCCCACCCGACAGCGTAGGCACCGTGCCGTCACTGGCTAGCTTAAACTTCAGTACCGCACCGCGTACCCCGGCCGCGTTACCAACGGCATAGATAGCCGCACTAGACTCGCTAAATCCTGTCCAGACCCACGCACTATCCACACTGGTGTACTTAGCTGTAGGTAATGCGGCAGGTGCCCCAGCCGGATGCGGTGGTAGCTCATAAATACTCGGCCCAACACCAAGCATCAACCGTTGCTTAACATAGGCCAGGTGTGTGGACTTATCCGGAGCCCCAGGCACCGTATATTCCTTAGTCCACGTGAACGCGGTAGCTGCACTAGCCGGAATGGGAGCGGAGAACACCCCATCAGCTGTACTCACATACATGTAGCTGCCATCAGTTGTGACCGAGGCGAGGTTTTTAGCCGAGCCACCAAACGCGGCCGTTGTCACACCCGAGGTTTTAATAACCCGCGTGTTCGTTCCACCGACAGCTAGGGTAGCGTTTGTGCCATCGCCATAAACAAACTCGACAGCATCAACCAAATCAGTAATAGGCGAGCCGGCGATTTTCTTCGCCGCGTTCAGCAGGAACGCTCTGCCTTGAGTCCAAACGTTAACATTACGGGAAGAACGAAACCGAGTCACACCAACACTGGTGTCATCGCCGGTCACATCAGCAAACAACAGTCCGGCACCACTATGGAAGCTTGACTGCGAACGCAGCCACCAGCCCTCCAGGCTGTGCTCGCCAGGGGTATTGGCAGAATCAAACTGGTCCTTACGGACCGGGGCTGTTTCCCTAACAATTGGATGCTCACGGCTCGCATAAGACAAAAACGGAAGTCCGCCAACAGCGTAGTTGTAACGAACTCCAGAAGGGCTGTAGAGGCCCCGGAGCGAGGAGCCGCCGCTGAGACTGCCGGGAAGGGGAGCCAACACTAGCATGAGTCGACTCCCTTCCTAGCAATGCGGGGGCACAGGCAACGGGTGTTCGCGCCTGTACTGGTCAGCCTCGGCACGTTGACGTTGATACGCGACCAAAGCTTGATAGCTCACGTAGCGATCAGAAGAGGTCAAGATCACATTAAGCATGTTGTCGAAAGACCTACGGTCAGCACGGTCTGACGCATCGCGGATTGCTTGGGCTCGGCTGGCGATGTTGCTATATCGGGCCTGACATTGGACAGCAATATAGGTTTGGTACGAACTGGCGAAGCCGAGAATCAGCGAAATCGCCACACCGGCCTGCACCAGTCGAAACGCCAAGTGCGAATCTAGCCACCCGATAAGGCGTTCCTTAACGTTTGCCATTTTGCTCACCGCTAATGCTGCTGGACTCTACCCGCCGAGTGGGTATCCCATGATAGACAGCCAAATAAACCACACCCGGAATTGACCAAGACGGCATATCAGGCTTGAGATGTTGAATAAACACCCAATCAAGCATGATCGCAGCCCACACTAGCATCACGACAATCATAATTAGGCTCTTGATCCATGCTTGCATTTAGCCCGCCGCAACTACGCCAGATGGCCCGACGTCTTCAACCGTAACAAAAGCCTGCCCATTAGAATCCTTGTCGACATTCATTACGCCAGAACTAATGTTGCCAGTCAAGCCATAAGTCTTTGTGGCATCAGCCCCACAATCAAACTCATAAACCCGCTGCAACGGATACGTCGGACCATTCTGCAACGTAGGAGGCGTAACAAACAACTTCAACAACGTGCCACCGGTGGTAGTGCCGTCACGCAATCGAATCGAAGCAGAAACGTTATTGGTACTGGTGACAATGTTCGCGCAGATGCTGATGCGGTAGCGGCGGCCATTCTTAATGTTAACCGCGCCCGAATCCATACTAAGAGCAGTATCACTAGTACCCACACCAGCCACGATGTTGCCGGTACCCGTGTAGGACTTGCCGCCGATAATGCCCCGGCTCACCGAAACGCTATTAACCTTGACGTCGGACGTGCCGTTTACGGTGGCTCCCTGGACTGTGCCAGTGCCAGTAATGTTGGTGCCGGACACGGCACCTGTAGCAGCTACAGCACCGTTAACGCCGCCAGTGAGAGTGGTAGCGCCGGTTACGCCGAGGGTCCCGCCCACAGTTGCGTTACCTGAGATAGCCGCTGAAGCGCCGTTAACGGCGCCGGTAGCGGTAACTGTTGCTCCCTGAACAGTGCCGGAGGCGGTAACGCTGGTGGCCCCGACAGCCGCCATAGTCGTAGCGCCTGTAACACCCAGCGTGCCACCGACCGTGGCGTTACCGCTGACCGCCGCTGACGCACCATTGAGAGCCCCTGTTGACGTGACCGTGCCACCCTGGACCGTCCCCGAGGCCGTAACGCTGGTAAACGTGCCTGTGATCTTAGAAGCTGCGAGACTCGTAATCGACGAGTCCCCAATGTTGGTAAGTGTATTAGCCGAACCGGACACCGTCTTATTAGTCAACGTCTGCGTCGTATCCGTACCAACAACAGAGGCGCTGCTGCCAATGCCATGGACATTACTAGAGGCGTAGATGTGGGCTTGTGGTTCGGCCAAGTCCCGGGCGGTACACGGATGCACAACCACGGCGCCCGCATTGTGGGACTGAGCGGACGTGCCATCTTCGCCACGAGTCACAGTGAATGAGCCGCCGGCGGGACCAGTGACAGTCACAACCTCTACATTTGACTGCCCATAGTCAATCGCCAGGGAAAACGGGTAGGCAACCGGCAGGCCAGCATTTGACGTCAACGTGATGGTGGTAGCGCCGGATGAAATCGAACTCGAAAGAGTTGTCTGCGAATGCAGGTTAGTGTAATTACGCGCAACCACGTCTACCTCGTATAGTGAATCTGCAGCGGATACCGCATCTGCAGCTGCTTAGCCTCATCTGCCACACGCTTCTGATACATCTGGTACAACATCCGGCCTGCGTTCATAGCCGAACCGGCCGGAACAGCCTCCGAGCGCGCGTGTGACTCAACAGACGACGCCTGCACTCGGCTTGCTTCCGAGAACATCAACAGCTTGGCCGTTGCTCCGAGAACTATCAGATCACGCACCTGATAGTCATAGCCATACGTTGTGAGATCATCCGTGCTGGCGAGAACAGCGGGTGGGGTTCGCATGTAGCGGATACGAACCCGACCCGTGCCCGGAACTACCAGGCCAAGAATCTCAAGCTCCACCGTCGTAGCGGTCTTATTCTGCCGCCAGCGGGTCACCGGACACCACATTTGCGACGCGTCAGGTAGATGAGTTTCCACACTCATCACATGCCAACAATCAGATGGCATCACATAGTTAGTTCGAACCGTACTACCATCTTGCGTCAACAGTGTTACAGCGAAAATGTCAGGGAATGTTTCCCGTAGTACCGAGTAGATTTGGTTACGTACTCGCTGCCGGGGAAACAAAGGACCGCTGGTGACAGCTGCATTATCGGAATGGTTCGCTGCAGTAGTGCCACCGATGCCCCGGCCCCAAGGCTCCAACGTCACAGTGCCGGAGGTAGCGTCCACAGACGCTACCTGCATCAACTCGTCATCAACCTCTAGGGGCCCGCGCGACACGCGCGTAAAATCATCCACCATCAAAGTTGTGGCGTTACTAACAATGGCACCATTCAAAGCCGTGCGCTCATCCTGGGTGCGTGCCCAGCCATGCGCGGCATCAACAACCTCGTCAACGATCGAGGCCACGGTAAGGGGAGACTCCGTCATCTAGACACTCTCCTTACTGGCATCCACGGCCCGGCCCAGCTTGTCAGCCTGCCGCAGAGCACGATCCACATGCTCGGTAGTCGTACCGCCCGGCTGAATACCCTCAGCCCGAGCAGCCTTATAGCGCGCTAGCTCACGCTCGTTATGGCGAGCAGCACTGTAATCAACGTTGGCAGCTGAACGACAATACCCAATCCTAATGTTTTTGGCGCGCATGCATTCGCCAAACGTCGAGTGGCCACCACCACAGGTACAAATTGTTGGCATGTCAAGTCCTATGTGATGTAGGCACCGTAGCCGGCGGCAATGAGAATTGTCGCCTCTTCCGGCGTCAACGTGTAGACATGGCCACCCAAATACACATGGTCATAGCCGTCTAAATCTTCTTGCTCCGGATATTGCACGGCCGTGACCGTGCTGCCGCTCACCAGGAGCGTTACTCCCCGGGCGATCCGATAGCGGCTAAACAGGCGATCGTTAGTCCAAATACCCTCATCGACTGTAGGGGTCGTAAGAGTAAACGAACGCGACTGAGAGCTATCAGTGAAGACGAAGTTGTCAGATGTGGAGATTGTGACAGTCAACGTTGCTGTGTCGGTGAACACGGCCGAGTCCGACCCAGCAGCAACGATAACAACAGCCGCCGCGCCCTCGGAAAAAGTCGCCGAGTCAGAGCTAGTAAGACTCGCCAGCAGACTAGAACTGTCCGTGACCGTGGCTGTGTCTGTAGCTGTAGCAGCAGCCGTAAGGCTGCTCGTGTCCGCTAGGGTTGCCGTATCGGTTGGTGTGATAGCCGCCGTGAGGCTGCTCGTGTCAGTGAGCGTACCCGTGTCCGACGCGCTCAGTGCTGCAGCTAGGCTAGACGTGTCCGTGAGGGTGCCAGAGTCAGAACCGCTCTTGTCTGTGACCCCTGCTGCTGTGGTGTACGTCAACACCAGCATATAGCGGTTACGGCAATTGTTGGTCCAGCTTACGTTTGGCGACTCCGAGGCCGTACCCGCATCAAGGCGGTAGCCGACAAACGCCGCTACGCCGTCAGAATCACCAGAGTTACCAAGTGAAGTCGACTCTAGGACTGTATAGCCGGACGACCAAGATGGAGATGTCGGCGGCGTGGTAGCGAAATTATGCAAAGCGCCAAACGCAATAACTAACTCGTTTGTGCCAGCTAAAGTGCCCGTGGAAACAGATGGGGTCGTGGAATCTGAAACCCCATCGGCACGTGCGAACGTGCCCACATCAAACGCGGTTTGGCTACTCCACCTGGACCACACTAGATCTGTTTTGTGGTTTCCCGATGTGGTTATTGTGACGCTAGAACTTTCGCCACCAGACGCAACCCGAATGTAAATATATGCACCCTGGTTATTTGTTGCGTCAACTTTTAACGTAAACCCGCTGGGCGTACTAACGGTAGTGTTTGAGTTGATGCATAAAACGTCTAGTTCACCACTGTTCGGAGCCCCGGCGGGAAAAGTGTAAGAGTGCCCGCCATTGCCGTCAGCAAACGTTACCGCATCACTATCGATGAGGGTAGCCGTCACGGCTCAGCCCCCCTGATTTATGCGATAGAAAGCGTAATGGTCAAAGCCCAAGACGTGCCACTCGACTTCGTGCCCAGCGACTCGACCTTACGATTGAGCATTCTGCCAGTAGCGGCCGTAGCACTGTTGAATGTGCCCCATTCCTGCCACGCATAATTGGCGTCTGAACTGCCAAACGTAGACTTGAAAACAATGCTGGCAGCACCCGAGGTGGTGGCGTCAGTGTGTTGCGGATAGGTGGCGTCCATAGCCTTGCGAAGCTTGTTGCTAGACGCCTGCAAATCAGTCTGAGTCGCCGCAGCCGCCGTGTTCGAGTCACCAACGCCCAACGCAGCACGAGCGTTCGAGAAATAGGTGAGAGTCTGGTCAGCCGTCGCAGTGCCGTTGCCTAGGAGGCATTGCCACAGGCAAGACACGCCGCCGTACATGAGCAAGTTGTCGTCACGCTCGATGACTTCGTACGGTTCGAGGCCGGCAATGTCTTCACCATTCGGCGTGTGATACTTCTCTAGCTTTAGGTGGCATCGCCATTCCATGGCATCTGCCCTACTAAGTACATCTGTCACAGCAATTTCCGTTCAAGAGAAAAGGGGGCCGGCAACGGCCGGCCCCCTTCCTTACTCAGGATTACGCGCCAGGAGTGGCTAGCGTGCTAGTCGTCTCCAAGCGGTACAACGCAGCCTGCCTGTAAATAGCCCAGCCAAGTACGCCGTACCAGCCGATCGGGCGGAACCGCAGCAGCTTATCCGTGACCGGGCCGAGAATCACATGAGGTTCCTCAGCAACGGCCTCAGCAAGCGCCTGCTGACCACAAATTAGCGTACGGTACACCGTGGTGTGGGGAGTGGTGTTAGCCCCGTCAGCGGCACTGTAGGCCCGTGGGGTCTCAATCCACATGACACCCTCATACTCGCCAACCACGCCAGCCCAAATGTTGCCGGCGCTGCTGTACGAATGAGGCGACCGCCAGTCAGCACCAGAGGTCTCGGACCGTAGGTCATAAGACACATCCGGATGCAGATAACCCACGAAAGCGTCACCGACGCGGGGCATGGCGGAACCGGCTCGTAGCTTAGCGACAGCTGCCCGAATATCCCGCGACTGAATCTTGTCAGCGTTAGCGACGGCACCCGTGGTGCCGCCGTTAATCACCATAGATCCAGCATTCTCGCGAATCACGTTCGTGCCCACGCGGATAACATCCCGCACAACCTGGTCAAGGCTATCAACCATGTTGAAAGCGATGATGTCGGCGATGCCGGGATCGACATCCGAGAGAGTAAACAAGCGCAACTTGCGAGTCACGAGCGCAGCATTTCCGTACTCTGCGAGCGTTACGGAAACCGTGGTGGTTGCCGGGATTGCAACCGCGTCAGGATCCGTGGTCTCTGCAAGAGTAGACGTGGCGGCAGCTAGGTCCGCGTAAAGATTGAATACGACGGTGGAGCCAGGTTGAGTCTGGTTAACCGGCCGCTTGTCGGAGATGGCCCGATACCACGGGAAAGACCGCAGATTAAATTCGACCAGACGGTCATAGGCCGTCTTGACAAGGTTTGTACCCAGACTGGCGCCACTAAGAATATCAGTATATGCGTTAGACATTTCTTTTCATCTTCTGGCATATGGCCAGAGAAACCTGATTAGCCGACTCCGTAGCCACCACCATGTTGCCCGATAAGCTCTAGCAGCTTTTCACGCGTCATATCCGTAGCGTTCATCTTAGCCAACAAGTCGGCTTCCTTAGCCGGCGGCTTAGCCGACGACGTAGCTTCCGAAAGCTTTCCCATCTGAGCAGCCAAATCAGCATTATCCGTGTCGCTGGTATCATCCACTACATCAGGGGTATCACCCTCCACCTTAGGCGCCGCAAACACGTCCCCAAACTCTTCAAGCCACTTAGTAACAGCTTCTTCGGTTGGTTCCACGTTCGGTGGCATAAGCTTAGCCACCTTGCTTTTCACACCCTTGGCCGCGAGAACCGTAGCGATTGCGTTTTGCCGAACCTCAGTAACCAACTTCTGGTTTTCGGCCTTTAGCTTCGCGTTTTCGCGTAGTGTCTTTTCCAACTGTGCGCGGATATCCTTGCCGCTTCGCGACTGAGGCTCTTGGGAAGAGTCGTCCGAATCGTTATCGTCGTCGTCAGGTTCCCACTGGAACATCTTAGTCAACTTTAGTACACCCATTCATGTTTTTGTTGCGCACAACCACACCCAATATCATGGGGAAATAAAGGATGGCTTTGTGCGGCTCCCGGTCATCTGAGTACGCACCTCACCCACGGCCGGTGACGTGGAGGTGGTTTGAAGCGGGGGCCGGATTCGAACCGGCGACCTACAGCTTATGAGGCTGCCGAGCTACCATGCTGCTCCACCCCGCTGTGAACTTCCATGTAGACAGCTAAACCAAACTTGTGTTACTCTCCTCAAGTCCTCTTCCCACGTAGCGGTCTGGTTGCAATTCGCCACATGGGCTAGAGAACAAAGGGCGCCCCTGATCCCCTCAGGGGCGCCCTCCCTTATACCTGCTCTTAGGCGCCAGCAATCTTAGCCGTCACCGTAGGAGTCGTACCCCCACCCAGTGACGCCAACACGGCCCGCGCATAACGCCACGCACCACCAGTCAAAGTCCCACTAGACACGGTCGCACCAACAGCTGCCGTAGTACTAGTCACAAACCAGTTAGTACCATCCACAGACACGTTCAGTGTTACTGTGCCGGCGTTCGGGCTGCCCGTGGTCGATACCACCATTGCAATATCGCGCATGGCTGAACCAAAATCCACGGTCGAGCCCGTGCTGTTAGTGGCAACAGCATTAAGGGACGTACCTGCAGTGACGACACCCGTAACAACCGGGGCAGAGCTACCAGACGAGTCGACTTTAAGCGCGCCCGAGGTGGAAATAGAAACCGGGTTGCCGTTGTCGTCTACGGGAACAACTTTACGCATAACTCAACTCGCTAATATGTTTTAGACTGAGACAAAGAACTACGGCCAACCCCACTGTTGCCGCTAAACGTGGCTTGCTCTTGCTCGACTAGCTTCTTACGCCGCCGGCGGGCCTCAGGATCAGCAAAGAACACCTCTTGTGCGGCCTGTTCCGCACTGTACCTGTCACCGTAGATGTCGCCCAACTTACCAACGTCACGGTCGAGATCAGCCACCGTAGAAACCGCCGACTCTAGTTCAGTATCACCAACAAGCGTAGACGTCGCGAGGTGTTCCGCTGTCGCACGGTCAAAGCCGACACGATCGTTGAACCCGGCGGCACCAATCCGCGCAGCCCTAGCCTGCTGAGTAATAAACGGCAACGCCCGTTCCTGGTCCAGAAAGAAGGCAGCCAAGTCGTTTGGCATCACACCGTAATACTCGGCGAATGCGCGTTTAGTGCCATCGTCGAGACGCTGAGACGCGTCAACGGCATAACTGACCCGGGTAGAAACCTCTTGTGGGCTGACGTCTTTGCCGATCCAGTCCGCGAAGTCTGCAGGCGAATCGTAAAAGCCAACCGGCAGGCCGTTAGACTGCAGAATACGCCGATAGCTTTCCTCGATAGACAGATACTCACTGGGGTTTAACACGGGCCGGCCAGCCTTGCGGCGTAATTCGTTACCCGAAAACCGGCGCTTATACGCCTCGGTGTCTTGAATCAACACCGGGATTTGATCCTGCGTACGCCCCTCTTGAACCAACTTAAGCACGTCCGGGGCCAATTCGCCGAGGCCCCATTGGGCCAACATGTTAGTGAGCATGTCGTAGGCGTTTTGTTGACCCTGGCCAAGAGGCTGTGTCATAAGTATCGCCTCCTAGCTATACAGGCCCATGTCACGCAACACGCCAAGCCCAACCGAGGTTAGCTGTTGATGTGCGTTCTTGGTGGTCAGCCAGCGCGGGTCCGCGCGTAAACTTTTCTCAAAGTCATACACAGACTGCGCTACCGGAACACCCTTAGCATCCGGAGTGCCCTGCAATGCCTTCTGAACCAACGGGTCAGTTAGCTGAACAGAATCCGGGTTCTGTTCAAGAATCGTCGAATACGACTGCAGATAAGGACTCGCCACCTGCCGAACCGTGAACCCCTGATCCAAATAGCTAGTCAACCCAGGGTACTTACTACGGGCCATGTCACGTACGAAATCGTCTAGGTGGTCTTGTGTATACTTGCCCGCGAGTGAACCGCCGACCCAATCGGCCACCTGTGCGTCAGAGACAGTAACGCCATAGTCGCCTGCCAGCTGCTTGATCTGTGTTTCAAGGGTGGCGGCACCACCTTGTGTGCCGCCGTTAGAAACGTAATGCCATTCAGCTGCAACACTTTGGTTGATAAGGTCGTCAGGCCAACCGAACATGAGGCTATCCCGGGCCATCTGCTGCAACCGGGGCGCATTAAGCGCAATCCCCATCTTGTTGGCAATCTGCTGGATCTTGATCTTCTGGTTGTTAATCCGATCCGTGGCCTCGGCGGGATCACGCGCCTCTAGCTCAATCCACGTCCTAGTGTCGGCGGCACGGGCCCGGTACCAGTTAGTGGCCATGAACTTAGCTTTGAACTTCTCAGGCGTCCATTGCTCCTTAACGGCCTGAGAAATAAGTGCTTTCAGTTCAGAATCAGAATTGAAAAACGTAGCAGCATAACCATACTGGGCTGCCAGGTCATCCAAACCTAGCTTAGGGTTGGGCGATTTTGTAGCCATTAGCCAGCACCGCCCAATACCTGCATCATCGCCGAATAGTAGTCAGTCGCAGCCTGGAAACTGCCAACCTCGCTAGGGGCCCGGTTCTTTACCCAGTCAATCGCAAACTGTTGGGGATCAAAATCCGATCGGCCAGCAGCCGCATTCACCGCAGCAGTAAAGGCACCGATCTCAGCATCCGTAGCCTCGCGGCCAACATACTGCCGCATATACTGATTCAAAAACTGGGTGGCCTGACCGGCGGAAACGCCACCCCGGCCACCCCCACCACCACCGCCACCGCGCTTCTTAGCCTCATTACCCCGGGCCAATTGGCCAACAATCCAGTTGATATCAACCTTCTGCCCAGCCTGCGTATAACGCGCAGCGGCATCCACAATTGCTTTCCAGTACGCAAACGTGTCCTTATCAACAACACCATTTACGTCCAACCCCATGGCATGCTGGAATTTTGCAATATCAGCTGGCGACCAACGCGCAATGACTAGCTCCAGGTCATCTTTAGACATATAGCTGTCCTGGTTGACCTTACCCTGTCCATACACGCCCGGAACTGAAGCCTTACCCATCCACACATAGTTTCCCGTGCCAATAAGCACATTCGTGTCTACAGGACCCTTATGGACGTTAAGATCGCCAGAATTAGAGGCGTTGGTCTGCGAGCCCGTCTGTGTCGTGCCAGTATTCGACTTCGCATCGGTAAGGTCCGGATCAACCGGGTTACCATTCAGATCGACAACAAACGGATTACCCGAAAGCTTATCATTCAATGCCTTAATCTTGGCGTCGCGTTCCTGCTGCGCCCTGGTCTTAGAAGGAACCCCAGGAGACAGACCCGCCCGGCCAGCCTCACGACGATCATCCTCAGACATAGGCGCCGCCAGGCCCAGCTGGCGACGCACAAACGCCTGCATCTCCGCTAACGCCTGGCTATAGCCCGGGTCGTTCGCATCTGGCTTCAGCGTAAGAACATAACGAAACTGCTCAGGCGAGTTCAGAACACTAGCCGGGCCGGGAGCGTGACTCAATTCGTAGAAAAGCCTCGCAGCACCCTTAGGAGGCTCAAGGCCAGGCGGTATCGTCGGCCCAACAGTCGGTAAACCCCCCAGCGGGTTAGTGGGTGGAAGTACCGGCAGACCGGGGCCCTTATTGGGCCCAGTAGGCAACGTTGGAGGCTTTGGCGGCTCAACCTGCGTCAGCTTCTGAGGAGGCCGGTCCTCGGGGGCAAGGGGGCTCGGTGGCCTAACCGGCATAACCCCTCCTCTACAAACTTGCCGTCAAAGATTCGTCGCCTACCAGCCAGCGGTTATACAGCTGAGCAAACGACAAATTGCGATCTTTCAGAGTCATAACATAAGAGTTCCACGACTGCCGCAGACCAGTTGCCTGTTTCGAGTTAAGGGTTTTATAGCCCTTAGCTTGCATAATGGCACGAGCCTCCTGGCGAGCCTGCAAATAGTCGATCAGGCCACGAATATCATCACGGCCCTGCAGTCGCGGATCTTGCACAACATTCATCATTGAGTTAAGCCGCACAGTCATCTTGGCGCCATCGCTCGACATGAAATCCTCAAACCACGGGTGCACCTGACGGCCCCCACGCGGGGACTGATCCCAATACATGTGATCCTGAATCCACTTATCCCGAGCACTCTTCAAGTCACGCGCACCGCGCTGCTGCAAACTAGTCAACCCGCGAGACAACAAGTCGGCATCTACCGCATCCATGAGCCGCGTGTAGGCCGCCCACGTCTGCCGCTTCGCCACATCCTCCACAGACTCCTCAAGACTCAGCCGCTCGCGCTGCTTCTTACCACTGCCAGCGGCCAACGGTGTAGCCAATTGATTCTGATACACAGCCGACGAGAACCCGCCCGCACCGTCACTACCAATAATCAGACCAGCAATGTCGGGGTTACCCTCGATCAGCTGCTGATACTTCTTGTACTTATTCCACGCGCCAATCGTCGCTGGAATACCCAACACGTTTCGAGTAACCGAAGCAGTCAAAATAAAATACTCTGAACCGGCCTCGCGGAGGAAACGCTCATCTGGCGTTTCCTTGTCAACTGTCGGGTCGTAAGATACCCGCAGCTGCCGGTAGTAATCGACATACGGCTGATACGGGCTCTTAAACGATGGAGTCATACCGCCAAATTGATACAGGAATCTGATACCGCGAAGATCGGCTGCCTTTGCGCGGGCCTCCGCAAATGTAGGCGGCTTGGCCCGTCTGCCCTGGGAAAACTCGATCATCTCAGTCTGGTAGATGGCCAACGCCTGGCCTTGCATAACATCCGAGTCCCGATCAACAAACTCGTCGATCAGAGATCTGACCGTACCAGGGATAACAGCCTTGCCAATGTCAGTTGACGGACCGTAAGGCAACACAAACTTGCGGACAAAAAAGTTATCCGCAAACTCAGGTTGAGTCAAAGCGAAATGGTTAGCAGGAACGGCAACCAGGGGTCCCGCCAACGGCAGACCCAAGAACGTATTGAACGTGTCCTTGTTAACAGCTGTTACCGACTGGGCACCCGAGCCCATGTTTGGTTGCAGGCCAAACGGCAAGCGAAACAGAATGTATTCAGTTTTGGGTTCATAGTCATCCGGCAGTACAGTCTCCTGCCCGGTCATAGGATTGATCTGCACCCAACGGGGCCGGCCATCAATGTAGCGTTTG